AATAGATAGTAATCCTGATGTACCACCAAAAGTGGTGGCAACACCAGATGAAATATTTTTATCTGTAGATGAAATAAATTTTGCATCTGCAAGAGGATATATCGAAATACTAGCATTTGATGATGATGAACCATTATTAGAAAAGAAAGGTAAAGATAAAAATGGCAATGATATAATGGGAGTAGTATTTTATATTGATCATGAGTATGATGAATATGAAGAAGAATAAAATTAAATAAAAACAAGAAACACAGTTTAAAACTAGAAAGATGAAAAAAACATTGAAATTAGAACATCCAGGCTTGACAAAAGAAAACTTCAAGAATTGGATAACAGACTCAAATAAGAAATCAGTTATGTATTTAGCAGGTATTAATAGACCTATTATTCCTTATCATGTTACAAAATTAGCACAGGCGCTAACAATAATGGGTATAATAAGACCTATAGTTATAGCTAATATATCATTTATGAGTGGTATACCAGGTTGGTACATTGTAGATGGTCAGCATTTATTTAACGCATTATTGCGTCTTGGTATGGATATACCATACGTATTTATTGATGTTAAAGATAAGAAAGATTTAGTTGAGAAGATTGCATTGTTAAATGCATCATCTAAAACTTGGTCACTACAAGATTATGTTACTGCATGGTCATCATTAGAAAATGACTACGTAAAGCTTAATAACTATTTTAATATTTATGATTTAGAGTTTAGTGTATTGGCTACAATATTAGCTAATCAAATACCTCCTAATCGTGTTGGTAATTCACCTATTACTAAGAAAATAAAGAATGGTGAGTTTAGAATTGTAGAAGAAGAGCGCGTTGTTCAAGTAATTGATCAACTAACAGATGTATTAGCTGTTTTAAAACGTCAGACTAGACATGAGAATATCTATCTGTGTTCAGAATATGTAAGCTTCTGTAAGAATTCTGTAAATTATGATCATAAGAAGTTTATGAAAAATTTGAATGATAATAAAAAACACTTTATACTTGCAACACAAGAAGAAGGTAAATTAAAAGAACTATTTGAAACATTAAAATAAATTATGGAAAACTTAGAAATAATAAGTTTATTTCCAACTCCTGTACTCAGAGTTAGAGTGCAGGAGTATTTTCAAGATGAAATATGGAAATTAAAGCAGCTTGAGCTTGAGCATGTATATGCTAATGATATTACCAAAGATATTAATCATTTTAAATCAATAGAGTCATATTGTTTAGACTTACCAGGTATGGAGAAACTAAAGGCTTATATTGAGAAAGAGGTTAAAGATTTCTATGTACATGGACTAGCTATTGATGGTGACATCAAGATAACACAGAGTTGGGTTAATAAGAATATAAATGGTGGTGGCACACATGCGCACTATCATCACAATTCTGTTGTCTCAGGTGTGTATTATATGGATGTACCAGACAACAGTACGTTGATAAAGTTTTATAAAGCTGATGTAGATAGGTCTACAACATATAGATTAGAACCAGAGGTTAATCCTAATTTATTTGAAGGTAATCCATATGCTCAAACTAAAGCTACTATACCAGTTGCTAATCATGAGATATTGTTATTTCCTAGCTATCTACCACACTCTGTACCAGATATGGCTACAAATAAAGATAGATGGTGTTTAGCATTCAACACTGTTCCAAAAGTATTGGGATCAAGAAATACATTAACTGAATTAATAATATCATGAAAGCAGAAGATAGAGCAGAAATTAAATTATTATCGTTTTTCTTAACATTTATTGTTATATTAGCATCACTATTGGCATTTATATGGATGGTTTTCGTAACATATAACTCACAGAATGAGGGTGTTCCAGATCAACGTAGGTTTATGAAAAATAAAACAGAAAGATTTGGAGTAGCTAGAGAAGAAAACATCTATATAGACGATAGAGATCCAAATGCTAGATATACTGCACATGGTAGGTTAATAACAAAATCTGAATAATATGATAAAGGATAAGGTAACAGCAGGAATACTTACAATTGTAATATTGTATTTTACTATAAGAGTATTTGCAGTGATATATGGCGTAGTTAGAATATTAAATGCGTCTGAATTTATTCCTGTTGATACCACTTATCATAATTATCCAGAACTAGATAGAACTCACCTTAGATTTAAAAATTATGAAAACAATCAAATTAAAGTTGACAGTACTAGATGAAACTAATCCAGTGCTAGTAGATGATGCAAACAACGTTGTTGTAGCATCTAGTCGTATGGCATGGGTAGTTAATAAAACAGGTAAAATAGTTAATGCACCAACAGCTTTGCTTGCAGAACACATGGGTCAAATAGTTAATGTTCAAGCAGATAAATCAGGTAAGCCTGTAATGTTAAACGATAAAGCAATTATAATACTATGAGCACAACAAGAGGCAGAACACACGCAGACTTCTATCATCCAACACAAGATGATGTATATTGTAGTGTAGAAATTAAATGGGCTCATCATTCATCACCTGCTACATTAGAACAGCCAGGTGATGATGATATAGTTATTGAAGATGCTAAATTAATAACCTATTGTGGTGAATATATCAATAATATGGAAGTACCTGATTGGGTAACATATGATAATATGTATGAAGCAATAGATCCAATGGATTATTATGATGGCTATGATGACTAAACCACATCCAATTTTTTATGTTTTAACCTTTGCTACATTTGTAATGAGTGCAGCAATATTAAATAAGACTGTAATGAAAAACGAATTAAATATCACAATTAATCAATGGGGCGTTACTATTGACAGACATTTGTCTGAAGAATATACACGTAAGAAACAAGAATACTTACGTAAATATAATATTAAAGAAATCAAGACTAATAAAACCAGGACAGCACTAGAACAATGGAATTAGTAGATTTCATTCATAGAAAGAATCTCCTCACAAAACAAGAATGTGAGGAGATTATTGATATATTCGAAGCCAATGATAAATATACATTTGATGGATATATTGGTGGAGGAATAGATCATAAGGTAAAAGAATCTTCAGATTTTAATGTTGCTCAAGAAAATCATAGTACAGTTAAAAGACTATATGAAGATAAGCTAGATGATATTGTTGATAAAATGATTGATGAAATGTATAAGTATATGGATAAGTTTCCCATATTTTTAAACACTACAGTTAATATTGATTCATATAATATTCAAAGATATCTTCCAGGTCAAGGTTTTAAAGCTTGGCACTATGAGTCAACAGAGAAGAAGGTTAGACTTTTTGTATGGATGATATATTTGAATGATGTAGAAGATGGTGGTACAGAGTTTATGTTTCAACAACATATAGAACCAGCAACACAAGGTAAGTTATTATTCTTTCCTGCTGATTGGACTCATACACATCGTGGACAAGTTAGTAATACTAAAACTAAATACATTCTAACAGGATGGATATCTTTAATATCACAACCATGAAACTATATCAAAGAAGTAGAATAATCATTTGGTTAGAAGACTTTGTTTATAACATTGTTATTAGAATAATGAGAGTAGCAATATGGGTAATTGATAAACAAAAACAAAGAAATGGAGAAAATATATAACTATGTATTCCACTACAATCATCATGAAGAGTTGTGGTGGGCTATTCCAAGAGAGAGTTATCTTGATTATTGGAATGGAGAGAAACATTCATGTTTGTTTGCATTATCTATGAAAGATTTAATAGAGATAATAGAAGACAAATGAACGTTCTAATTTATGATATCGAGACAATGCAGGAACTATTCCTAATACATGTCTACGATCCAAAAGAAGATGAGCATTATGATTTCCTAATTAGTCAATGGCAGAATAACTTTGATGCATTTGTAAAACTAATGCAAGATAAGCCAGACTATTATTGGGTGGGTTATAATAATCTTCGTTTTGATGCTCAAGTGGTAGAATGGGTAATACGTAATCATGATGATTGGCATGAACTCGCAGGTCTAGAAATATGTGCTAAGATTGCACAGAAGGCTCAAGATGTTATTGAAGATGCTAATTATGAACAGTTCCCAGAATATCGTGAAGAGGATTTGTCGTTCAAACAGATAGATTTATTCAAGGTTAATCATTACGATAATAAAAATCGTATGGTTAGTCTGAAGAGACTAGAGTTTGAGATGGACCTTGAGAACATTGAAGAGATGCCTATACATCATACAAAGCGTGACATGACTCAAGAAGAGATAGAAGTCACAATGAACTATTGTATTAATGATGTAATGGCAACCTATGAGTTCTTTAAGGTTACAACAGGTGATACAGAACATCCCTTGTATAAAGGAAATGATCAATTACAATTAAGACTAGACATACAAGAAGAGTTTGATATTAACTGTATTAATTATTCTGATAGTAAGATTGGTGATGAGATGATTAAGAAGTATTATTGTGAAGAGAAGAAAATTACATATGCTAATTTACCTCGCACAGGATTCTTTAGAAAGAAAATCATTGTATCAAATTGTAGTCCTAAATATGTAAATTTTCAAACTAACCAGCTCATCGAATTCAAAAAATACATAGACAGTCTTGTATTAACAATTCATGATGATTTTAAAGAAAGCATAAATTTTTATGGCAACACTTATACGTTTGCTAAAGGTGGCTTGCACACAGAGAACAAGCCAGAGATATTTGAAGCTGATGAACAGTTTGAAATCATTGATTGGGATGTGTCTAGTTATTATCCTGCTATTATTATCAATAATGGCAGGTATCCTCAACATCTTAATAAAGATTTTCTTGCTGGCTATAAGCGTATGTTTGAGAGGCGCTTGGAACTTAAGCCACAAGCTAAAAAGGACAAACGCATTGCAGGCATTGTTGGTGCCCTTAAGCTTGCTGTCAATTCTGTATATGGTAAATCTTCTGATGTACAGAACTGGATCTATGACAGACAACTTACTATGTTCACTACTATTACTGGAGAGCTTAGTTTGCTTATGCTTATTGAAGCGTATGAACTAGCAGGTATACATGTTATATCAGCTAATACAGATGGTGTGACAATTAGAATAGAATAGACACATCTTGATAAAATGCATGAGATTAATGCATGGTGGTGTGAACTGACTAAGTATGAGCTTGAGCGTACAGATTACACTAAGATTATATTCTCAACAGTTAATGATTATCTAGCAATTAAAACCAATGGAGAAGTTAAGAAGAAAGGTGATTTCCTTACAGATTTTGAATTACATAAAAACAAATCTGCTAGAGTGGTTCCTCTTGCTCTTGAGCGCTATTATTGCGATGGTATTCCTGTTGCTGATAGCATCAGTAATCATAGTAACATCTTTGATTTTTGTCTCAGACAGAAGGCTAGCAGAGACTTTCATTATGAAGGTAAGTTCAATGGCAAGACTACTATCTATAATAAACTAATTAGATATTATGTATCTAATACTGGTGAGAAACTATTAAAGATAAAGAACCCAGAATGTCTATCCAACGCTGCACCAATATCACAAGTGGAAGCAGGTGAGTGGCTAATGACAGTGTGTAATAAGTTATCTAAGGATCATCCTCTAGATAATATTAATCATTCTTATTACATAGAAAAAGCAGAAAGAATTATTAACAAGATTGATTACAATGGTAAGAAAAGACCTGTAATCATCGCAAACCAACTAAATTTATTTTAATGGCAGGAACAGACAAACAAAGAGAAGAGATCAACAGGAAGTTGGTCTCTATGCAAATGGAAATGATAGGTAAGACTTATCAGGACGCAATGGACACACCAGAATTCTGGAGAGTGTATACATTGACAACAGAACAAACAGAAATATGGCGTAAGGCTGCTCTTCCACTTATCAAGAAAACTTTTAAGTGTAATAAGACAAGAGCACTGTCAACAATGGGTTGGTTCGAGCTTAATTTAGGATTACGTGAGTATAATCCAGAAGAGGTTGATACAACACACATCCATACAACAATACCTCCTGAAGCACATATACTTAAAGATCAACAGCCTACATTCTTGCAAAAGATGAAGAAGTTCTTTAGAGGATATTATGATTAACACTAAGTGTTAGTTAAATTATATGCGAAAGGGTATAATATTGCACTATTTATAATATTTATACGAGAAAGGGTATAAAATTTGACAAGTTTTGTTACAAAAATAGGCGCAATTCAAAAATAATAGGCGCATTTAATAAAGCCTCAGAGAAATCTGGGGTTTTTTTATTACTGAATTTGTCATAGTTTTACTACTGACTTTGGCAAATTGTAAACAATTTTGTTTACATATTATAATTTTCACACATTTTAAATCACAAAAAACATGGGAGCAGACGCTTTTATTACAAGACAAAGAGGAATGACTGCAAGTGACGCATATACACTCGCTGTAGAAGCAGCAGAATCAGAGCATGGTAGAGATGCTTACAATGGTACAATCAGTACAACAACTAGTTTTAGAGATGTAACTGCTGACTTTCGTAAGAGTAAGAAAGAAAGACGTCAGTTTATTGATGACATGTTATATAACGCAGGTAAGCGTGATTGTTATGTTATTGAAGAACAAGCGCCTGTTAAAAATAACAACAAGATTAAATCTGTTGTTGATCACACTGTTGTTAAAGGCACCAGCAAATGGGAACTTCGTTACAATGTGTATACAGGATGGGAAGATAGACAATTGAAGTCATTCAAGACCAAGACTGATGCTGTTAAATATGCTCGTGAGTATACAGAGAAATCACAGAATACAACCTTTGTACGTATGGAAAAGATTCTTACTAATCAAGATGCTAATGTAGCTTGTATTAAATACAAGAGATCTACACAAGAAACAGAAGGGACGTATATATTCTTTGGCATGGCTGCTTGTTAATATGGAAAATGAATTATATAAAGCTATAGAAGCAGCTATTATACGTTGGAATCTTGATGGTACTAAAACAGCAGGTGAATTAACAAGAGAGATTATATCAATAATTAAACAACAAGACAATGAGGACAATAACTAAATCAGTAATTAACTTATCAGAGATACCTGAAGAATTACATCGATGCGAGGAATTAATTGGTCATAAGATACATAGTTATCAAGAGTTTCATATTGATAATTCGAAATCTACTCCTATTGATTCATGGTTACTTCAGAAGTATCCTACATTAAAGCGTAAGATTAGTTTTCTTATTCATATTGATAAATAATAATACGTTGGCAGATATAACAATGTGTAGGGACATGCAATGTCCTATGAAGTTTAAGTGCTATAGGCACACAGCACCAGAGAATCAGTTTAGACAAGCTATCTTTTCTGAATCACCTCGTAAAGAGGGAACCTTTTATTGTGATCAATATTGGGACAATGAAGGAAGGACATTAGATCCAAAGTTTAGAGAATATGAAAATTATAATGATAAATCATGATACATATCGAGGATTATGAGATGGAAAATCTCAAGGATTTAGTATATTTGCAAGAGGAGAAGGAGCTATTTTATCGCTCACTAAATGACCCTGGTATCGCTCAAATTGATACTTTTCTGAGCGATAAACTTGATATAAGGGTGTTAGAATCTCTACAAGAGAGAGCTAAGATTAATGTATGCATTCCTCAAAGTTTAATTGCTAAAATAGATCACAGAATAATTAGAAATTATGAACGTAAAATTGACGCTCTATCATTTTAAAGAGCTACTCAAGAATGGTTTTACATTAGACATGGTCTTTCTCCTCAAACTAGTGGAGGAGGGCCATGATCTAAAAGACGCATGTAATGGAGATCCTAAACTGGAGATCCTTGCTCAGGGTATTTATCGTAAAGGATTAATATCAGGAGAGAATAAAATCACACTAACAGGTAAGAATGTTCTTAAGTTTCTTAAAGAAGAAGCTCCTAAGGATAAGATCATTAAGAAGAAACCTGCTAGTGAGGATTTTCAAAGGTGGTGGAAAGCATTCCCAGGCACTGATACATTCAAGCATAAAGATAAAAGCTTTCCAGGCTCTAGATCTTTACGTAGAGATGTAGAGAACTGTAGGCTTAAATTCAATGCCATTTTGTCAGAAGGAGAATACACTGCAGATGATTTAGTCGCTGCTGTTGAGTTTGATGTTCTTCAAAAGAAAGAGAACTCATACAAATCAGGAGAGAATAAACTTAAATACATGCAGAACAGTTTGACATATTTGACACAAAGAAGCTTTGAACCATTCATCGAGCTTGTAAAGCAGGGAATCACAATCGAAGAAAAACTCAAACCAGTAGGAACAACAGATATATGATATTTCAAGATTTAGCTAAGGCAGTACAAGATGGTATTGATGGTAAGAACAGTGGTATACCTATGGGCTTTGATAGACTTAACAGATACATTGGTATCAGGAAGTCTATATACACTCTTGTAGGTGGACTAACAGGTTCTGGTAAGACATCTTTTATAGATGATGCATATGTTCTCAATCCATTTGATTGGTATATATCTAAGTATGGTCAGGCTTCTGATATCAAGCTAAAGATTATATATAGATCTATGGAGCGTAGTAAGACATATAAGATGGCTAAATGGGTAGCTAGAAAGATATTCTTAGATACTGGTATAATCATTCCTGTTAGTAAACTATTAGGTTGGCAGAAGGAGAAGATGACGCATGATGAGCATGATTTGTTTCTAGGACAGAGAGACTATATTGGCAGCATGTCAGATATCATTACAATCATTGATGGTCCAGATAATCCAATAGGCGTAGCTAAACATTTAAAAGAACATGCTGAAGCTAATGGTAGAATAGAAGAGATTGATAAGTATAACAGAGTTTATATTCCTGATGAAGATAACACAGTGACACTGGTTGTTATTGATCATATTGGTTTATTAAAAGTTACCAAGGATTATAATACAAAGAAGGCAGCTATCGATAAGATGTCTGAAGAGCTGAGATATGCTCGTGATATGTATGGATATTCACCAATAGTTGTAAGTCAGTTCAATCGTGACATTGCTAATCCTATGAGGATTAAGAATGGTGATGTAGAACCACAGCTAGAAGACTTCAAGGATAGCTCATCAACACAAGATGATGCTGATGTTGTACTAGCACTGTTTGATCCTATGCGTTATAAAGTTACAGACCCTAGTGGTTATGACTTAGATAGGCTTAAAGATGAATTTGGTGGTAAGTATTATCGTTCACTAAGACTA